GTCGAAAATAAAGCGAGTCGGTGCCTAAGCTCATCCTCCCACGGTGGGAAACACCGACCCCGAAGGGCGTAAAGGGCTCCTACGGTCCCGCAGTCCGGGAGTGGGGGAAGCGTGAACGGGGCCGCGAGTACGGTCCGTGGCAGCGATACGCCATCGACCAGGCGCTCCGCTATGACGCCAACGGAGACACCATCGCGAGACTGATCCTGCTGGGGGTTGGTCGCCAGAACGGCAAGACCGTCATCGTCGAGGATGTCATCGGCTGGATGCTCGACGAGGGGCGCAAGCTCCCAGCGTTCGAAGGCTGGACGGAGATGCTGGCGGCAGCGCACGATGCTCCGCAGGCTCGCAAGATGTACAACCGCGTCCGGGCCGGCATCGAAGCCAACGAGCAGCTCAGCAAGCGGGTCCGCACGACTCAATGGGCCGGGATCCGGTCCGGTCCGTTGGAACTGAACACGGTCACGGGCCAACCGGGGTCCGCTCGGGGGAGCGCGGCGGGTCTCATCGCCTGGGATGAGGTCCTGACGCAGAAGGACTTCGACATGTGGGCCGCCCTGGGGCCGACCCAATCCGCCCAGCGGAGCCCGATCATGCTCCTGACGAGCACCGCAGGGACCGTCGAAAGCGCCCTTCTCAGGAGCTTCTATGACCGATTGGTCCGGATGGCGGAGGGTGCAGAGAAGCCTGACCCCCATTTCTATGGGGCGTGGTGGGCGACGAAAGACCCGGACATCGCAGCGGAGACGGCGCAGTCAGGGAAGCCGATCACGAAGGCGGAATGGCGGGACATCCTCAATGCCAACCCCAGCATCGGGGACGGGCGACTCACGAAAGAGGCGGTCGAGGTAGACCACGGCATCCTCCCGCCGGACCACTGGCGCAGGGAGCGTAATAATCATTTCGTCATCGAGCGGGCACGTGACCCGCTGTTCACAGTCGGCCTATGGGCACGGGCGCGAGACTTCCCGGAGTCGCGCCCGCTCGATGACCTGCACGGCCCCTACGCCCTCGGCATCCGTGAGCATGTCGGCTGGGAACGGGCGACCATCTGTGTCGCCGGCATCCGCGAGGATGGCAGGGTGGGCGTGGAGGTCTACCGCGACCTCCGCGACTCTCCGACCGCTCAGACCATCATCGACGCCGTACGGGACTTCCCGGATCAGGCGAGCTTGCAAGTCATCGCATTCGATAGCCAGTCGGGCGGAGCCCCGGAGTTCCGTCGCCAGAGGGATGAACAGCGGGGACCGTGGGACGAGCTGCTACCGTCCGCCGTGGTCTCCGCCTGTATGGACGTGACCGAGATGGTGCAAGCCGGCAGGCTCGCGGTCCGGGATCCGCTCATCGATGCCCAGGTCGCCGGGGGGAGTAGGCGTCCAGTGGGGCAGGACGGAGCCTTCCGCTTCTCAGTGCGTGACTCGCTCGGCCCCATCGATGCCGTGCTCGGGATGGCCTTCGCCGCGCACGCCATCGCATACAAGCCGCCTCCGGTGCAGATCTTCCTCTAGACAAAGGTACGTACGTACACGTAGACTGCCCGCGTGGGCAAGGCGAAGCGCCGCGCGAAGGGAGCGCGTGCGACCGACCCCGCCGTCGCCCAGCGCCACGGGTTCGATGATGGCTTTCTAGGCCACGAGTCCACCTATTCCGTGAACGTCACGGAGCAGGTCGCCCTCGCCATTGATACGGTCATGGCGTGTGTCCGTGTGATCGCTGACCTGACAGCGGATGCCGCAGTGGGCGAGTACCAGGGGGATACCCGGCTGGATCGGGCGTCGCGCATCGTCCGCCGGCCTATGGCGAGCGTCACGCGCCGGACGTGGATATGGCTCCTCGCCGCGACCATGGCGCTCTACAACGGGTGCTATCTCCTCCGACGCTTCGGGCGGGACTCCGAAGGCGTTGCGTTCACCCTGGAGCCCATCGCTCCGCCTCGGGTGGCGTGGCTCAACGCATCCACGGTGCATGTGGACGGACAGCAGGTGAACCCGCTCGATCTTGTCTGGGTTCCGCGCATGACCTTCCCGACCGTGACCCGTGAGCTGGGGTGGATGATCCGTCTCGCGCGGGAGGCCTTCGCCGCTGCAAGCGCAGCGGATATGTACCGCTCGGGCTACTGGGAGACGGGCGGTTCGCCCAGTGTCTACATCAAGACGGACCAGGAACTCATCGGGGACCAGGCCGGCAACATCCGCGATGAGTACACATCCAAGCGAACCCTGAACCCCGGTACTCCGCCCGTCTTCGGGAAGGGCGCAGAACTCAAGATGCTCGGGACGGACCTCGCTGCGAGTGGATCGTCGGAGGCACTGTCCAATATCGGGACATCCATCGCGCGGTACTTCGGTGTCCCGGCATGGCTCGTGAATGTGCCATCGGAGGCGGGTTCGCTGATGTACGCCAACGCTTCGAGCGCGGGGCTCGACCTGGTCCGCTACACCCTGCAGCCGGGATACGCGGGCCCGATCAGCGATGCGTGGTCCGATGAGCTTCCGGGAGACATCGAGAGCGGGCGTCATGTCGTCATGGACCTCCGGCATCTCACGGAAGGCACGACGCTGGAGAACTTCCAGGCGTACCAGATCGCCACCGGCAATAAACCGTGGATGCTGCCGAGTGAGGTCCGGTCCCGACTTCATATGCCCATTGACATGACACTGGATGAGGCCGGCACTCCAGCTCCGGCCATGGAGACCATAGGAGAGCCCGTATGAGTGACATCGAAGAGCAAGCACAGGCCCGCGTCGATAAGGCGAAGTGGATCAATGGCGAAGTGCTCAAGAGGTTGAAGCAACCCCTGGTGCACGGTGTCCGGGGCACGAAGCCCAAGGCAGCGCCGAAGGCATGACCGACCTACGCCGTACCACGAGCGGCGACGTCGCTATCCGTGAGGCGGCGGATGGCGACGGACGTACGCTCGACGGCTACGCATACCGCTGGGGGGAGACCACACCCGGCGCAGAGGAATACCCCGGTATGCTGGAAGGCTTCGAGCGCGGCGCGTTCCGGTCCGCCATCGCGGAACGCAGCGGGCGACCGTGGCCGTACCTGGACCGTCACGGCGGGAACGTCATCGGCGGGATCCGGTTCGATGAGGACGCCACAGGTCTGCATTACTCCGGGCGTCTACTCGACACGAACGCCGCACGGGAGTACGCGGCGACGGTCGAAGTCAACAACGGTGTCTCTCTTGAATGGCTGACCCGTGGTGTCAAGTCAAAGCGTCAGGGTGCCAACATCACCCATCAATCGGTCCCGCGTATCGCGGCACTCGCCGGGGAGTACATCCCGGCTTACGCGGGCGCGAGTGTCGCGCTGCGAAGTGGAGGTAACACAATGGACGAAGAGACCCAGGCCGTCACGATCATCGACCCGCCGACAGCGGGCCCGGTGCCCCTGACGCGCGAGCAGATCGGCGCTCTCGCCACGGACGCCGCGACAGAAGTCATGCGCCAGTACGCAGAGCGCGGCGCGCTGACCACGACCAACAGCGACCCGCTCGCGGGATACGCCACCCTCGGAGAGATGGTCTACGCCGCAGCGCGGACCGGAGCGGCCCCGGAGGTCCGGGCTCACGCGGCCCGTGCCATCGCACGTCGCGCACTCGATGACACCACGTTTAACAGTGGCGCGAATGCCGCGCTTGCCAACGGGAACCTGGTCACGCAGGAGCTACAGCGGCTCGTCAACGCGGGCCGTCCCGCGATCACCGCCTTCGGCGGACCGCGCTCGATGGGTGACATCGCCGGACTCACCCTCAACTGGCCGTACTTCGATGGCACGCTGAGTGACTTCGTGGCGGCGCAGAGCGCAGAAAAGGCCGCGATCATCTCCGCCAGCGTCGATATCAAGCTCGCTACTGAGGCGGTCCTGACCTACGCCGGTGGCTCTGACATTAGTTTTCAGGTGATCCGCCGGGGCCAGCCCAGCATCCTGGACATGTACGCGCGTATCTGGCTCGCGGCTTGGGCTGCTGTCACTGACGCCGCGTTCGTGACGGAGCTGGAGACAGGATCCGTCACGGTGGACACCGGAGCCATCGGCTCCCTGACCATCACGACCGCTACGGCGCACCTCATCACCGCCTCTCTGGCAGTCCAGGCCGCGACGGGTTCGCCGGCTGAGTTCGTGCTGGCATCCACCACGATGTTCAGCGCCCTCGCCAACCTGATCGTTCCCTCGTCTACCCAGATTGCCGGCGCATCGCAGGCCGACATTCGCGGTCTTCGCTTCGCCCTCGGGAATGTCCCGGTCATCCACGTCGCGGGCATCACCGCCGGCAAGGGGATCGTGTCGAATAGCTCGGCGGCGGCCTGGTTCGAAGACGGTCCGTTCCTGGCGTCCGATGATGACGTCGAGAAGCTGGGGCGCAACGTGGCCTACTGGTCCCTCGGCGCCGGCGCCCGGTTCGTTCCGGCCGGCATCGTCGAGATCTACGACGTTCCGTGACCCATGCCTGACGCCATCGGCGGCGGAACTGTGAGGGTGGCGAAGGTCACCCTTACCTCCGCACAGGTCCAAGCCCTGGTAACGACCCCAATCACCCTGGTCGAGGCACCGGGTGCGGGCATGATTGTCTCGGTCCTGTCCGCCACCTGCTACATCGACTACAACTCGGTCGCCTATACGACCGGGGCAGACATCCTCATCGAGTACGGCACTGCGACCATCGTCACCTTTGATGGTGTGCTGGCCCTGACGGCTGATACCGTCATGGTGGCATCTCAGGGTGGCAATGCTGCCGTGGGTTCGGTGGCGAATGCTGCCGTGGTCATCACCGCTGACGGTGTGCCGGGAGCGGGCAATAGCCCGGTGACGGTCTCCGTCGTGTACACCCTGATCGGTCTGTAAATGCCGTACGTGACATCGGCTCAGATACTCGTGGCATGCGGGAAGACGTCGCCTAGCGCGGCTGATACCACGTGGGCGGGTCTGTGTGCCGATGCCATCGAAGGTGCTATTCACCAGCGACTCGACGCCGGAGCCATTACCCCCGATGCCTCCGGCGTCGACGAGCTTGAAGTGTCCGCCCTCACGGACGGCGCTGCCCTGTTCAACTCTCGGACGGCTCCGCACGGTGTCCTCTCTCTCGGCATCGACGGAGAGGCAGTCAGGCTCGGGGCAGACTCACTCCGGGCCACACTGCCTGTCATCCGGCG